GCCCAACCCCAGCTATCCCGTATTCCGCCAGCGCCTGTGCATATTCGTTGTGCGCCGCCCCCGCAAACAGCACCACATCGTGCAAGGCAGTGTCCTGAAACCATTCAAGATGCCTTTCCTGATATTCTGGATACATGAAATTGAAACTACCCATACCCCATCCCAGAAGGGGAGCGTCCGTCCACATGACTAAAGTGTTATAGGCTAATTCAAACCGCTCATTCAGGGATACCCATATCTCGCCTGACCATAAAACCGCATTCACGGGCAGCAGCAACAGCATCGCCGCTATCCAGTATTGCCTGTTTTTTACCAGCGCCCAGAAGGGAAAGACCAGCGTCGCACCAAGCACAAACCACACCGTGTCCGAAGTCGAGATCAACAGCACGATAATCGTCAGTACTGCCGCCGCACAACATACAGGCGTCATCCATAACAATGCCCTTTTTTGTGCAAACCAGATAAAGGGGGCGGATATCAGAAGGTATTCAACGAGGAAATTCTCGTTTCCAAACCCCGCCCACCGGATGCGGTCGTAAAGGAAGAAACCAATGCAGTTTATAGCCACCGAAACCGTAATTGCTTCGGGTAACAACCTGTCCTCTTTAAACAGCGTATAAGCCCCGTAGAGAGCGATAAGGCCAAACCATACATCCAGACCTTCCCGTGGATCAGGCGTCCACAGCAGGCTCCCCGTCGCGTAAATAACGCATATAAGGGCAATGTCAGGCTTTACGTAGAAGGCACCCCACACGCCGAGGATGGAGATGAATATCCACCTGTCGGGAAGGGTAAGGGCGGCGACCGTTAAAGCCGCCGCCCCGTACCTATTCGATAACGATAGTAATCGTTGCAGGGTTTGTATCCGTGGCCGCGCCAGAATTGACGATGGCAATTGCTTCGCCCTGACCAACCGTCTTCCCCGCCACCGTCACGTCGGTACTCGGGGTGTAGGTGCTGACTGAGCCGTGCGTGGTGCCCGTCAGTGTCAGCGTATTCCCACCAGACGAGATCGGTGCGTATTGCCCGTTGCTTCCAATCCTGAAGCTAAGGACAGCGCCAGCCGACCCGGTTGGCAGGCCGTTGATGATGCCGTAAATCTTGGCAATAACGCCCGGCTTGTGTGACACAACATAATACGTCAGCGCAGACGAGATATCGGTAATTGTTACCGTTAGCCCGCCATTGCCGACGCTGTACTGGACGCCGCTGGAATTCTCCCACACGGTCGCCCCGGTGTCCTTCTGCTTGATGTTATCCGCCCATGCCGAAGCAGAGAAGAATAACGCAGTCAGGAAGATGATAATCCTCATGACTATGCCCGGTCGAAGATGGCGCCGGAAGCCGCTTGGTTTTTCGCAACAAGCGTCCATTCAACGAGCAATTGCTTGCGCTCGCTGTCACCATCTTTCGCAAGAGCAGCCATACGCATCGGGCGAAGCATGGCAATGGCCCACATATCCGTTTGAAGGATGTGTACCGTTGTCGCATTCTGGAAACGGTTTGGCTTGATTTCCAAAGTCCCGAAGTCGCTGTCGTAGATCATTCTGTTACCTCCCCTCGAAAGGGGCGGGCAGGTCGTTTTGTTTCCGCCTGCCTCTTGCACTCTCATGCAAGATCGGACTCTATCTTTACCTAATGAACGTTAGGCGCCTGACGTATAGCCTCTGAGGATTTCGCTCGCTTATGACTTCGGACGGCACAGATGATCGAAACTTCATCCAGCGAATAATGGACTCGCAGGATATGTCCCTTGGCGTTTCGCTGGATGCCTCTAGCCTCGCGGCTTGCGACAAAGTCGATAATCGCCTGTGCGCTTCTTCGCTTCTCCCCGATCATATAGGGAAGAATTGTTTCCGAGAGATGCCGTGTCGGCTCTTGCCCGTCGATCCTTATATTAAAGACCGGCTTCGACCCTTGAAAACTCCCACCGGCTTCGGTGCTTATCTTCTTATTGCAGTTGCGCCACTTCAAACCAAGCGTATCGTAGATGCGGCAACACTCAGCAATAATGCCCCTGTCGGCGTTCACGACAGCAACATAAGGTGTAATTCTTATTCTCTCATCCGGTAGGGTGTAGACCTGAAAGCCTATACTTCCTTCGCCTTCAAGTATCCCCGCCAACCAAGCTAACGATCTTTCCTGCTGATTTTCCATTGTAACATCCTTGTGATTTTCACCGTAATCAGACCCTACAAGGCCTGACACTGGTACACAAGGCTTTAGGAGTTCCCAGCATTTAGTCAGGTTTTACGTGAACATCATTTATTAAGCGGCAAGTCTATCCACAGCCGCTATCAGCGTCTTGTCTTCGGCACCCTTCATGCGGGTTGCATTACCGGTAAAGCCGGAGATGACCTGCTTGTTGTTGGACCCGACCATGATGCAGTCAGGATCACCACCCGCACCCCAGATCGAGGCAAGGGAGGTTTTCAGTGCCGCTTCCGTCAGGGCAACGTCTGTCCCGTTGGTAATGGCTCCGGCAGTCTGGACTGTGGCCGAAGTGGAGCCGCCCGCACCAAATGTGGTGCTGGTAAAGTACCACGTCTCAAGGCCAGCAGAGCGACGTGCCGTGGTGGCATTACCCGCCTCCCGCGCATTCGCACTGACAAGATCGGTTTCCATGTCCCGGCGAAGCTCTTTCGCCCGTTTCACAACCTGATAGGCCATCTCGTTGGACCGCCCGGCAGACTTGACCGCCTGCTGGGTACCCGTAACACGGGCTACCTTGTCCTGAATTTCACAGGTATTAACAACCCGTGTCGTCGCAACCGCCGTGTCCGTGGTGGCCTCATCGCCTTCAAGGACTTGGTTGGCAGCGGATGCGGTAGCAAGGACATCCTGCTGCCACTCGTGGGCGGTTGCATCAGCCGTGGTACGACCGATAGAGGTAAGAAAGGGTACGTCCGTGGGGGAAATTGTGAAGATCATATCGGACAGATCTTCTCGATTACCGATAGCCGCGTAGGACGAAAACGCAGATGTAGCTAGAGCCATTATGGCCTCCTAAGAGTTCAGAAGCCCCGCAATAAAGCCAACGGCATCGTCTTCCTTGCCGCTGCGGAGCATTCGGGTTCTACGGGAAGCAACTTCATCCGCCTTGCTGTCATCACGTTTCGCGCCCGGCCTCACAACCTTCGGAAGACCCTTGACCTTCTTCGTCATCGTCTTCTTTCCCTTTTCCATCGCGTCGTACTTCATGGCTTTCTCCACCACCTTGATAAACCGGTGATCGAAAGTGCCCTGCATGTACTCGGAGACTTCCTGTTTGGAAAAGCCCGCACCGCCGAGAGTTTCAACAATTCCGCTCTCGAAGGACGCCCGCTTGCCTTCATCCAGAAGATCAGGAATAGCCTCAACCAGCCGCTGCTGTTCCGTCTTGCGGATAGCCTGCTTCTGTTGAGCCGTTTCCTGTGCCTGCTGTTCAAGCTGCTGCTGGCGCATGTACTGGGCCTGGTTAAGAGATTCCTTGCGCGCATTCCGGTGGGCTACCTGCCGTAAGTATTCTTGCGGATCTTCATCAATGAGCCGGTTAAGCTGCTCATCAGAAAGACCCTCGGCTTCCATCTGCGGAATTAGTGACTCCAACTGGGCAAATTTCTGTTGCCACTGTTGCTGTACTTGCTGGCTTTGCTCGGCAAATGCCTTGCGTTGCTCAGACAATTCCATCGTTTTGGCTGTGTAATCAGCCTGCCGAAGATTGCCTCTTATGGCTTCCGCAAGAGTGACCATCACGGGATTCCCGTTCTCGTCCTTGCCCGCAGGAATTTTCAGGTGTCCCGCCAATTCCTCGGCAGTAATCCCTATTTCCTCGGCAAGCCCGTTCAGGTTGTCCGGTAGGCTCTCAAGCGTGAATTCTTCGGTTTCCTCGGATTCCGTTTCTTCAGTCTCAGTTTCGTCTACTGTTTCTGTTTCTTCAGTTTCCTCGGCTGCAACTTCCGTTTCTGGTGACTCGTCGGAGTTCATAAGCGCGGAAATGGCTTCTACTGCCGCATCGTCCGTGGTGATAGCTTCCGCTTCTGGAGTGGCTACATCTGACATAATTATGCTCGCTGTCTGTCGTGGATTTCGTTGAGGTGTATCTGTGACAGCTTCCCTGTCTCAACAGTGTAGCGAAGCTGCTTTACCAACTCGTCCAGAAGTTTCAATTCCATCTGTAGTCCCGGCAATGCTTCAGCCGGTACAGAGGAAAATTGCTTCCAGATTCTGTCCTTGATCTTCTCGACGGCACCCGTAAACGCCTCGTTTTCAAGGATGCGCTCTGCTTGCGTAGCGGCGCGCGTCTCCCGTATCCGTGCGTTTTCGTCCATCTAGTAGGACTTCATCTTTGCGGGCTTCTTTGCCTTCATCGCCGTGCCCCAGCCTGCTTTTCCATTCAGGCGGGATTCGGTGACATTGGCCTTGCCTTCACCCTTCCACGATTTCTCGGCGGAAGTTTCCTTGTAACCGTCTTCCATGATTAACCTCATGCTAAGAGTAGCGCCAATACAGCCTCGTCGTCGCTGTATAGCTGGATATCCGGCATCTCTACCGGGGCGGGAGGCTCCACAATGGTTAGTGGTGCCCGATCTGGCATACTGGCCAGAATTTCGGAGGGGGTCGCCTTCGACTTTTCTGTTTTTCTGTCTTCCTTCGGGCTTATGACCCGCTGGACTTCTTCTGTTGTCCGCTTAAACCGCTGGACGGCGGCTTCTATTTCTTCCCGTGTGCCATTGATCCGAAGGCCGTTTTCAAAGGTATGGGTGTACCTTTTCCCCCCGCGACCAACGCCTCTGGCGACTTCCGTAGCGTTTTTGCCGGAGAAGTCCCCGTATGGAGCAACGCCATACCCGGAAAGCCCTAGTCTTGTAACCCTTGATGCCGAAATGCTCATTCAAGGCCGGTAATCTTACCGCCTTCTCGTACAATTCTCTGCACGTTGCCGTTTGTCTCTACACCAACCACCCGTGTACCGTCGTAAATGACCCTTTTCGGCGCGTTCATCTTCTGAACAGCGTCGGAGACGATGGGAATCGCCGCAGCTATGGCCTGTGCGGCTTCCTGCATTTCACGTTTGGCGTCCCCCAAAGCCACGACTTCAGGCGGGTTGTCCCGTGTGGTCCTGACATCATCAAACTTGTCCCTTTCAAGCCTTACCTTCTCCGTCTCGACATCCCGGCGGGTTTTCAATTCCAAGCCTGCCTTCAGGCGCTCGCGGTCGTCTTCCATCTGTATTTTCTTGCGCTCGCGGCGGTCCTGAAGATCAATTTCGTATTTCTTCGCATAGGCATCCTTCTGGAGCTTATGCTCCTGCATCTGCATGTCGGCCTGACCCCTTTGCACCTTGTCCTGGAATTCGGCCTTCGCCATTTCCATCTTCCCCTGCACCTCGACCATTTTCGGGTCTTGCGGGGGATTCTGGGCCGCAGCCTGTGCCTTCTGCTGTTTCATCTGCTGCATTTCAGGAGAGCGCGGATCGGTAAAGTGCAGATCGGTATTCTTCACCCCCATCGCCGTCGTCAGGGCCTTCTGGGTATTATATATATTGCCTTCAGTGACAAAAGGCCCGTCCGTCCCACCTTGGAGGCCGATAAGCTGCTGTTGAATCTGGGACATCGTGGTAAGCATCTGCGCCTGATGCTCCTGAGTCCCATGTCCCAGCCCGACCATGATCGTCATGTCCATGTCGGCATTCCACGACCTTGGATCGACTTCCACGAAAGTATTTCTTAACCGGATCATCTTCGCACGATCCTGGTGGTTAATCACAAGCCTCAGTATTTTCTTCATTGCGGGAGCGAAGCCTGTCTCAGCCATCAGGCGGGCCATCATCAGCATTCTCTGCTGCGATCTGCCAAGGAGCTGATTAATGCCCGTCGCCGTCTTATTCAGCGAATTGGCATCCATGCCCTGAGAATAACGTGTATAGCCTGTCCTCGATTCCTTCACGCTCTCGATGTACTCAAGGACAGGAAAGGCGTAATTCCCCAAGGGCTGAGTTACAATCGGCATGATCGACTGAGTAACAGGCATACTACCCTGCACCCTCACGATACCGCCCGGACGATTGGCTAGAATATCGTCCAGATCGACGGTATCGTTAATGGCAAGTCTTCCGGAATTCTGTAGGTACATGTTATCCATCAACTGCCGCCAGACAGTCGATTTCATCTTCTGGATATCAATTACCGTATCCGCGAGAGATTTCCCCGTGTGTCTGTGGGGAATTCTTATCGGAGAGAGGGATTCAAAGGGGTGATCGTCCACCTCCTTTTCCTCAAGAATACGATAATCATCTCCTGCCACGACGACATTAAGCCGCTCCGCAATGCCATCGCCATTCCTGTCGGCCTTCACATAACAGTCGTAAATCCAGACATACCGTGTAGAAGGATCGTTATTGTCCGCAAGGTAGTCATCGAAGTCTTCGTCATCAAACCGGGCAAGCCTTTCCTCGGAGAAGTCCGCAGAATCCCCAGAAGGAAGATCGTCCACATCGGCCCTGGAAAAGCCCATTTCGATCAATTCAGAGGCCGTCTTTCTCATCCTGTGTCCAAGGAAGACAGCATCATCGAGGGAGACAGCCTGCCGGGAGATCAGAAATTCCTCGGGTGGAAGGCCAAAAACCTTCACCCTGCCCTCGTTTATCGTCCTTTTGATGGTGACATCGTATAATATGCCATCAGGGACAAACTGAAGAATATCAGGTGGTGCGGCCTTTTCCTCAAACTCTATAATCTCCACATCGTCGGAATTTGCCAATTCCTGAAGGCCCAAAGTATTCAGATTCTCTATCGTCTCCCTTTTGACGACTTCCGACTCGTCCCAGTAAATCTTGATATACCCGTTTTTCTGAAGCAGGTCGTCTTTGATCCAGTCATGGGTGATCTTGAAGCCGTCATTCTCATGCAACCAGATATGGTTTACATAATCCGTTGCCTGCTCCGCTGCCTCTACGTCTTCCGGCCCCACAGGGGTAAAAACCACCGCCTGATCGGAAGCCGCAAACATCTCCACAAAGTCAGGCAACATCCCCTCGACAATCTCAAAGACATCGTTTGAAACAACAGCCGATCTTCCCTCAACCTCGTTACCAAACGGCTCGGCATTGTAGAAATCCATCGCCTGCTGGCGCTCTTCAGCGATTTCACCGCCAAGATAGCTCACGGCTGACTGAATCTCGTTTTTGACGAGAGCCTTCAGCTTGTCAGACGACATTTTCATCTACGCAGCCTCTTTTTCTTCCAAAAGGGCGAAAAGGGCCGAATTCGGAAGGCATTTCCCCTCCAGAATATCCGTCCAGTACGCCATATCGCCCTTGATTCGCTGATAAAGCGCCTCGCATTCGGATTTTGTCAGATCGTCCTCATGCACCATGTTGTCAAACCGGTCACACAGATAGAATTTGTTGAAACCCTTGTGCTTGGCATGGAGTCCCGGAGGGAATTTCTTCGTCAGCCCGGAAAACTGGTATTCAAGGTCCGCAAGGCGGTTTTCAAGCCTCTCGACCTTCAATTGAAGATGCAGGCTCATTTCTTCGACTTCTTCTTCTCTTCGAAGGTAATCGAGACGGCACCGTCAACATTCTCGATCTCCGCTTTACCGGAATAGCCGTTGATCGTGACGGTTTTTGCATTCATCAACATTCTTGAAACATCTGCCCACGGGGACAGCTCATTCAACTTGATTTCCATGATATTCTCCTACATAGTGTTTTTGCGGGAACGGGCTGAGAAGGGAATACTGGCCGGTCCTAGTGGGTTTGTCGTCACAGCCAGTTAGGTGAAAGGGGTCGCACCCTGAGCCGACATCCGGAGACGCGCCGGATACACGATAGAAGCCCACGCCCGCATTTAAACTATCGCCAGTTTCGGGTATTCGATCTTCCGGCCCCAATTCCCTCTCGTCGGAGTCGTAAGGGCCATATACCGCACCATGTCGCAGCCATGCGTCGTCCAGTCTCGTACCGGCTTTTCCTTGTAAATCCCCCGGACTTCATCCAATTCCTTCCGGTAATTCCGCAAGGCATTGATCAGCCGATCACACCTCTTGTCTATCCATAAAGAGGGAAACATATTTCTCACAGCATCCACGCCAGCCTCAAACCTCGCCATCGGGACAACCTGGGTGATTATCCCCAACTCGGCCAAAGTCTGCTGCCGAGTCTTCCCCGTACCAAGCTCCCTATGTACCGCGTCATGAGGAAGGTAGTGAATTCCGTAAACGTAACCCTTCTCCTGGGCCTTCGCCTGAAGCATCCCAGCGTAGTGACTTAACGCCTCCCCGTTTGTCTCGTAATAATCAATAATGCGCCGCTCTTTCCCCACGCTCTGCACGAAACCTATCGCCGTGGCATCTCCCACCCCCAAATCCCAGAAAGTGTCTACCGAGACACCAGGATCGTGCGGGACGCTCCCTAGCCTATTCTCCTCAAGAGCAAGGGCCATCTGATCCGCATAATAAGCGCCAACCAGACTTGCTTCGAAGCTGCAGTAGAATTCTTGCTGGATCATGTCCTCAGACATCCCAGCCTGTCTTTCGTCCTCTACCGCCTCCAGGGGGATAGCTTGGGTATCTTCAACGTTAAGCCTTTCGCAGTACCAGTCCTTATTGTTAAGGGCCATCTCGTAAAGCGAGAGCCCGTGGTTGTGTCCTCGGGGGGTGTAGGGGAATATCGCCCAGCCACCATTTTCTGCCAGGATAGGCCGGATGAAATCCCACGCCCTCGGATCGGCCACTGAATATTCAGAAAATACCACGCCGACAGGATTGCTCCCCACAAGAGCATCGTAATTATCACTTCCGACAACCTGCCAGATACTCCCAGGCTTCGTTTCGTCCTCGGGATGCTTCAGTGTAATCGACATCTCGTCATGCCGGATCTTCCATATCTTCGAATTCGGCTGGCCTACCTCCGGCCCCCACGCATCCAGAAACCTCTTTCCATCCTTCGTCCGCCCATCCCAAACAACCTTCCTTCCCTGCACTGAAGTAGGAAGCATGTGCCAGTAAACACCAACCCGGCTCATCGCAGCTTCCACAGTCCAGTGAAGGGCTACAGTGTCCTTCCCCGCACGACGGTGCCACACCATCAC